TTTCCAAATTATATGAAAATGGAAAGCGTGTAGCAGTAAGTGAGAATGCACATATTACTTTTAGAAACGATGAAGGATATCTTAAAGCTACAATAGGTACATTGGACATTGGATGTATTCCATCTATTTTAGGGCATAAGTTAAAGCTTGTATGGAATGGGGAGCTGAATCGCATGTATGTTTGGATGGATGGTATACAGCTTGGTTATCTAAGCATTTTACAGTAATTCATCCCTTCCAACTAATAACGTGATCCCGTTCCTGTCTGATCTGTAAAATGAAGTTCTCCACTAACGTCAAGCCACAGAACTCCGGCGTTTGCCCCTTGATTTTCAAAGCCGATTTGCGCTCTTTGTCCATTATTGGGATTTTTGCTACTTATAAGGATCGGTGCCTTAGTCCAAGAATCCTTCTCAATGTTGGTGGACGTATAGTATAAATTTCGACCACTATATCCATTATCAACTGTTTTTGATGCACAATCGGCTACCTTTGTCGATAGAGCTTGGGAGTCACTATACAATTGAGTCTGTGTTCTGGGTAAGTGCCGCAGACAAAGCCTCCATCCTTTACAATGAACTGTGAAGGAAAGGAGGCTTTTATGATAGAGCAGATTATCAAAAACGTACTTAATGCGATGACGTCGCGGCTGGATCCGGAGCAACTGGAACATCTCAGCAACGTACTCTATTTGAATTTCCATGGAAAAGAGATCCAGGAAGAGCACACAGAGCTGGTGGACACAGGAGAAGATGGAGATGAAGCGAAGATCCGGATGTTCGTGGCCAGCAAGATTGCCATGAACAGGAAGCGAAAAACACTGCAGCATTATGTGAAAGAAGTTAGAAATGTTTTAGCATTCCTCGGAAAGAGCATTGACGCAGTGACGGGAATGGATCTCAGGATGTATTATGGTTATATGCGAGAAAAGCGAGGAATCAAGGCGGTTACAATGCAGACACGATTGCATTATTTATCAAGTTTCTGGGACTTCCTCATCACAGAGGAGCTTGTCAGAAGCAATCCTGTGAAAAAAGTGGGGACGTTAAAGCTTGAAAAGGAGATCAAGAAACCATTCTCGGCTGAGGAAATGGAGCGGTTGCGTGATGCCTGCCCAGGAGTTCGAGACCGCGCCATGATAGAATTTTTGTATTCCACGGGAGTCAGAGTTTCCGAGATGGCAGCCTTAAATGTTGGCGATATCGAAATGGGACGTCAGGAATTGATCGTATACGGAAAGGGGAGCAAAGAACGAAAAACTTATCTAACAGATTCAGCGAAGTTTTATCTAAAACGATACCTAAAAGAACGTGACGCAAAAGACAATGAGCCGCTATTTGGCGCGGAGCATCGTCCGGATCGGCGGTTGACGGTGGCTGGAATCCAGTACATGCTTCGTCAGTTGGGTGCCCGGGCTGGAGTAGAAAAGACACATCCGCACCGATTTCGACGGACGATTGCCACGGATCTGCTTGCGCGCGGAATGCCAATTGAGCAGGTAAAAGAGTTCCTTGGACATGAGAAGCTGGACACGACCTTGATTTACTGTACGGTCAAGGAAGAGCAGGTGAAAGCCAGTCATAGAAAGTACGCGTAAAGTCATAGAATAGTCATAGAAAAAGGCGGGCGGCAACGGTCGCTTATTTGTCATGCGCAGAGGTATGACAGTGAAAACCGGCAGATCTGACTGACTGGCTTAATTGTATAGTGACAT